TACTGATTCGCCGACATTTGCAACATCGCTGCTGAAGTCGGTAGTGAATGCTTTCAGCACCGGCGTCTCTGCGCTCAATGTCTCCAGCGTTTGCTGTGCCACTTGGGCCAGGTTTATTCCGTTTATCGCCATATTATTGTTCTCCTAAAAGTTAAAGTTGCGGTTTGATTTCGTTCCGATAAAAGAGCGTGCGCTCCTTCAAATCTGAAATAGCGGAATAATCATTCCACAGTTCATCGACAGTTTTCGATTTGCTGACTTCCTCGGCAACCTCGGCCACAGGGTCGGCGCCTTGTCGGGCGACTATCTCGGCAGCCTGGGCGCCTGCCAACTCGGCAACATTGGCCTGGTTGGATTTGGCCTCGGAAAGTTCAACCTCAAGTTGGCCGCATTTCTCAAGTAAGCCAGCCTGTGCCGCATCAAGTTTCTCAACTTGGGATTTCAACGCGACGACTTCGCCGGCTGCCTGATCGGTGCCAACAGACGCAGCTTCAAGCTGCGTTTTCAGGTCGGCGTTTTCTTGTGCAATGGTCATCGTTTCAAAAACAATCTGCGTTCATCTTACGCCCGCCCCAGCTTTTGCAAGAGGGAATCCAAACTTTTGGCCTCGCCGTCAATCATGCCAATCTCTGCGGCCCGCCTGCCGGTAAAGGTCTGCCCCTGCATATGGTCGTAATTTAGTTCGGGCCTGAACTTTTTAACGAAGCCGGCAAACTCGTTGTACGTTTCCATTACTTCCAGTTGTAGGTGCTTTCGCACTTCCTCATTTAAGGGAACACCAGGGAAACCGGCGGCCTTGTATTTGCCGCTTTTGAATATCTCAACCTGGACGCCTTGTTCCTTTAAGGCGGCGCTGGTATCCATCACAGGAAGGTAGACGCCAATGCTGCCAACGTCTGCCGACGGTGCGGCAAAAATACCGTTGGCACCTGCTGCCAACCAATATGCGGCGCTGGCCATTTGGCTGTCCGTGTAAGCGTAAATTTTCTTAATGCCTGAAGCCTGCACGGCCTCGACGGTTTCGGCCAACTCCGGCACGCCGGCAACTGTCCCACCTGGCGAATCAATATCCAAAATAATGATATCAACTTCGTCGTCGTCGGCTGCCAGTTCAATGGCCGCAATAATGTCGAGCGCATCAACGGCGCCCAACATCTTGGCAACTGGGCCAACCTTGTGGCCGATGACGCCGGACACAGGAATGATTGCCACGCCTCCGGCCTCGCTGAAGGTGTATTCATCCATTTCATCATGCGGGCCGTCCTCGGCGCCTTCAATTATGTTTGCGCTCAGGGCTGCCTGGGCTGCCTCGATGGATGCCGGCAGAATGGCCCACTTTTCAAACTCCTGTTTTGTTTTCATTTGGTAATCCGTTTGGTGTAAGTAACTGAACGCGGTTAGGGTCAATGCCGTGCTTTTCGGCTAGGTCTAAAACGAAACGCTGCTCGGTAATTCTTTTTTCGACTTCATCTTCCCAATGCAGGCCGCGGTCAGCGTATAATTCCTGCAAGGTTGTAAGGCCCAGCTTGTAATCTTCTCGGCCGGCTGCCGCATCGCGCCCGCCATCAACTGAAATTTTGCGTGGGCCTTGGTAGTGCCAGGAATACCAATCGCCGCCCTTGGGTTGTGGCAGCAGTCCCAGCTTCATGGCTTTGGCCAAGGCGTATCCGTCAATGCGTTTGGCAATCTTTCGGACTAGGCGCTGGTTTTTCTCGACGGTGCGCTGCGCCTTCGCAGTCACCAGGCGAACAACTGCGCCGCCGATCTTGGTCGGATCAAGGGACAGGTCGTATGGCCATTCAAGCGCCTGGAATGCGCTGCGTAAAATTGTGTTTTCAAACTCTTGGGCGTTGGCGCCTGGCCGGTTCCTGTCTAGCACCTCGATCTTGCTGCCGCTGCCTGCGCGGAAATATCGAATGGCGCCTCCCTCCAAGGTTTCGAGGGTTGTCGACAAGTTGCCGTCGTCAATAGTCTGGTCGATGAACGCCTCGGAGTCGTCGGCGTAGCCATCTTCGTTATGTTCCACCAGGGCAATGCTGCTGGCTGCCTTCTGCGCGTTCAGTTCGTACTCGCGCAATTCCTTGACGTCTTGCAGGTCGCCGGTGACGGCCGAGAGCGGAGTGACGCCACGCCCCTGGTCAGCCCATTCAGGGAAAAAGCACAGGGCCATGTCGCGGGCGCTGACTTTGCGCTCGCCGTCAATCATATAGGACACCGCACGGCCTTGCTTGTTTGTGATTACGCCATTGTGTTCGTTTGCGTTCTGGGTTCGGCTGGCTATGCGGTGAGCAGGTATCATTTGAACGGCTGGATAACCTCCGGCCGTGTTGGTCAGCATCACGCCGACGTCGCCGTCCCTCTTGATTGACAGCAGCGAAAGATAGAGAAATTCCTCAAAGTCACAGCGCCCTTGAACGTCCATGATTTTGTGCCAATCGTTCAACCAGGATTCAGCACGCACGCCCCATTCTAAATCCTTGCCGACATACTGCGGGATGAAAGGTTGAACGCTATAAGTGCATTGCTCAAGCAGGGCGCCGCGTACTGGTGCAAAGTTTCCGAATAACCAGCGGCCGGCAGAAATCAATTGCTGGTGCGTGCCTGTCGGAATCAGTTTGCGTGTGTCCATGTTCAAGGAGCGCATGGGCCGCCGGTGTCGGTTGCTCTGATATTGTGGTTCCCAAAGCGAACCAAGTTTTTTCAAGAATCCTTTAAGCATTGCGGAATTTGGCGTATGTGCGGGTTGAAAGGTAGCCGTAGGTTGCAGGGTCTTTTTTCTTCAGGGCAAACCGGCACTCTCGCAGCACCTGGTCAATCGGCAGCGTAAACTGCTTGGTGGCATTCCGGCCGCCGATGCCGTAGGCCATCAGCGTTTTCCCCTCCGTAATCAAGGTTTTGGCCTTGGCCAGAATAGTGGTGATTTCGCTGGTGGTGAAATCTAGAAACAAACCTTCAGCCCGCATTTGGTGAAGATAGTCGGGGCGAGCGGGGAAACCTCAAGCGAACAATAGAAAGCGGCCCTGATCGGGGAAAGAGGAAACCGTCAGGGCCGCAAGCATGACACAAACAAAACCGAAACCAAACTGCGTCAGGTCTTGGATTCGTCAAGCGGTTTAGGCGGCCGGCCTCGCGGCCTGCTGCCCTCCCTGGGCGGTTTGCTGGCGTTGGCCCTGGCTGCCATGGTCTTGGCCTCGCTGCTCTTGCTGCCAAGGATTTTGCCGATGTTGATTGGCTTGTTGCAATGCGGGCAGTTGTGGGTTGTTAGTCTTTTTGCACCCATCCTAAATTTCCTTTTTTGTTTTTGAAATTAAAACCCTTTCGGCCGATTGTTTTAAGATGCTTTTCGGCCGCTGCCTTTGTGTCGAATGCCTTTTCGCTTGCAGGAAACCCAACGCCACAATGCCTGTCTGTGTATCCGTAAACGTACCAAGTTGCTTTTTTTGTCATTTTGTTTGGTTCCTTTCTTGGTTTATGCGGTTGCTTCGAGTTTGTCCATTAAGGCGTCAACCATCTCGCCGCCGTTGCGTTGCTCGTATTCGTTCAACATTGCAACGCGCACAATCAGTTCCTCGTTTGTGAACTTGTCCCATGCTTTGTTGATGACAACCAGGGCGGCCTCAATCTGCGAAGTCGTCAAGGCTTTGCTTTTGTTTTGGAGTTTCTGTTTTGCGTTCATGTTTTTTTGTTTGTGGCTTGGGCTTATTCCCTCGCGCTGGAAATACAATAAGCCAACTGCTCGCTTATGTCAACCCCTTTTGTGAAAATAAATGAAAAAAGTTTTTGCGTTTTTGCTAACGTTTTTGGCCTTTTTCGACAATAGTGAAAAAAGTTTCCAAACATCTGGCCATCATGGCAGCAGTTACCTGCATACATTCACAATCCCAAATGTGATTGGCTCGCTTGCCAACCTTGTGCCATTCGTAAACAGGTTGGCCGGCACGGTCGGCGCGTTCCTTGCGGCGTTCGCTGAACATTTGCAGTTCGTACTCCTGGCCGGAATCTGGCAGGGCCGTCCAACTGGCGCCTTTGCCTTCGCGCAGGTTATACAAAACGTCCTTCACGGTTGGATTGCTCCAATGGAAAAGCGATACAGGGCGCACCCTGCCCTGGCTCTTGGTTCCGATGGCTGGATCGACCAGCACCCTGGGAGAGTAGGCACGGCGCACGTTGGTTCCGTCCTTCAGTTTGTGCGCGAAATCGCGTTGCTTGCTGCCCCTCATGCAAGTCCAGCCAAATCCTTTGCACGCTACATAGACTTTCTGGGCGTTGTAGGCCGAGTCGATAAATAGCAGGTGCGGTTTGATGTTGTACTCGATCCGCAATTCCTCGACGTCCTCCCAGGTCAACGGCTTTGACCAATGCAGCAGGCGGCTGTTGCCGTCCTTCGACCAGGCTCGCACCACCATGTAAAATAAATCTTTCTGAACGTCCACGGTTGCGAAGCGGAAGTCCTCGTCAGGCCAGGGCCAAGCGTCGTTATGCACCGCCAGTTCGCGCAGTTCGTCGTCGGTTTCCATTTCCTCAATCCAAGGCACGCCCAGGCTTTCGCATTTGAATGCCTTCAGGGGAACAGTTGTTCCGACTCGAAGCGCAGCCTTGGCCTGGAGAAACTCCTGCACCAAATCACGCCAGGCTACCCATGGCGGCAGGACAGCAGACCAGCGGAAACTGACCTTCTCGGTCGGCGCCTGCGGGTTGGTAACTTCCCAGACGCCGGAGCAGGCGAACGCCTTGCGTATGTCTTGCCGGTCGATGAACGGCGCCTGGCATTCGGGGCATTCGTACCGAATCGTTTTTGTTAGTTCGTCGAAGTCCCATTCATCATTTTTGAACGTGTCGGCGTTGGTGTCCCACTTCACATTTTCAAAAGCCATTTCATGCCGGCCTTTGCACTCTGGGCATTCGACTTTGTAGATGCGCTGGTCGCCTTCCATGTAGGCACGATGCACATGGTCGTTTTCATGGTCTGGCGTTGAAATCATAATCCGGCGAGCGTTCCAGAATGCCCGCGTGCGTTTCAGCACCATCTCGTATGCGCCTGGTGGATAGTTCCGCACCTCATCGAGGAACAACCAGCGCACCGGCTTGCTTTGCAGTTTGCTCTGGCTGTTGGCGCCGTTAATCACCAGCGGCATACTGGCAAAATTGATTTCTAAAGTTGTCTTGGCGTGTCGGTCGGCAGGGAACAGCCGCGCCACAGGTTCGCAGTTCTCCAGGGTCGGCATCAACCTTGTCCTGGCGAACGTCTTGGCCTCGTCCTGGGCAGCCATCACCCACATGGCAGGGCCGGCGTCCTCGGCGATACACCAGGCCAACAACGTCATCACCATTTGAGTCTTGCCGCTTTGGGCGCTGCACATGATTGACAAATCCTTCACCCGATTGTCGGCAAAGCATTCCATTGGCTCTTTCGTCCATGGCGCGATGTTGGAATTGAACTTGCCAGGGAAGGGGCTTGTCTTGTCCACTATGATGTTTTTCTCGGCCCACAGCCAGGGTGCGTCGGTACTCCTGGGCGCGATGGCTCGGCGTGCGATTTCTTCGGTGTAGGTCATCGCTTGGCTGCCATGTGTTTGCCGGCGTATTGCATAAACCTTTTCAGTTCGTTTCTTTCGGCGGCGGATTTTTTGATGCGAGC